TATAATGAAGCAGAATCTGTGACTGCATATGGAGGTGAAGACCTTGATCCACCACGATTTGGTGAAGTTTATATCTCAATTAAGCCTACTTATGGTAATTATGTACCAGATACAGTTAAAAATAACCTAGTTAGAGAGTTAAAAAAGTATAGTGTAGCATCTGTGAGGGTAAATTTACTCGATCTTAAGTATCTTTACGTTGAATATGACACTGTTGCTTATTATAATAGTAATTTGGCACCAGATTCGGCAGCAGTTAAGACTAAAATTTCAACAAATTTAGAAAAATATGCTGATTCTTCATCTATGAACCAATTTGGAGCAAAATTTAAGTACAGTGAGTTCTTAAATGTGATTGATAAGAGTGATTCTTCTATAACTTCTAACATTAGTAATGTCAAAATAAGAAGAAATCTACTTCCAATCTTAAATAAATTTGTTGAATATGAATTATGCTTTGGAAATTCCTTCTATGTTGGTGACAGAAATGGATATAACATTAAAACTTCTGGATTTAAGGTTAATGGGATTTCTCAAACTGTCTATATTACCGATAAACCTATAGGAAAAAATAAATCTGAGGTTCCTACTAAAGGAAGACTGTTTTTATTCCGTTTAGATGCTGAAAATGAACCTGTTATTTTGTCTGGAAAGATAGGAACAGTTGATTATGTGAAAGGAGAGGTTATTTTAACTGCAATAAATATCATATCAACCATTAAAACATCACCAGAACCACTTATTGAAGTGTCTGCAACTCCTGTTTCTAATGATGTTATCGCAAAACAGGACTTATATTTGCAACTAGATAATAGTAATAGTAAAGTTAATATGGAAATTGACCAAGTTTCATCTGGAACAGATACTTCTGGGTCAAATTATGTTACTACCCCAAGTTATTCCTCTGGATCTCTAGTAAGATACTAAAAATATGAATAAGAGAGTAAATACTTCATTAATAATTCAGAATCAACTTCCTGAGTTTGTTGAGACAGATTTTCCACTTATTGGAGAATTTTTAAAACAATATTATGTTTCTCAAACGGTGCAGAGTGGACCTGTTGATATTTTAGAAAATATTGACCAATATTTAAAAGTTGATAATTTAACTGGTATTACTACAACAACTACTTTATCTAATGATATAAGCAGTGTTGATACTACTATTAGTGTTAATTCAACTCAGGGTTTTCCAGAACATTATGGTCTTTTACAGATTGATGATGAAATTATTAGTTATACCGATAAAACATCCACTAGTTTTTTAAATTGTTATAGGGGATTTAGTGGTATAGAGTCTTATGAAACTCCCAATAATCCTGATGAGCTTCTTTTTTCTTCTACAGAAGAGGATGATCATGTATCTGGAAGTATCGTAGATAATTTAAGCTCCAAATTTTTAACACAATTCCTTTTAAAATTAAAAAAACAAATTTCTCCAGGATTTGATAATAGAATCTTAGCAGATGGATTAGATCAAAACATTTTTTTAAAGCAAGTAAAGGATTTTTATAGTACTAAAGGAACAGATGAATCTTTTGAAATACTGTTTAGAGCACTATATGGTAAAGATGTTGAAGTTATAAAGCCAAGAGAAAGAATGATAATACCTTCCAATGCAGATTGGAGGAATACTAGAGATATTGTAGTAGAATCTATTATTGGGGATGTAGAAGAATTAATTAATTTAACTATATTTCAGGATGAAACTACTTTTCAGGCTAGTGCATCAGGAACAATTAATAATATTGAACCAATAAGAAGAGGTGGAAAGGATTATTATGTATTAAGTTTAGATTTAACTTCGGTTTTAGGTACATTTGCTATTCATCCTAAGACTAAAATAATAACAGATATAGGAATAGGTGCAAATGCCATTGATGTTGATTCTACTTTAGGATTCCCATCATCAGGAACTTTAATTGTACAATTTGCAAATGGAACAACTTCTTCAGTTAAGTATACAAATAAAACAGTAAACCAATTTTTAGGATGTACGGGACTTGATCAGAATACTGTATCAGGGCAAGAATTATACTTAGATACTTATGCTTATGGTTATACTTTACCAAATAAACAAGGTCAAGTAAGATTTAGAATTACTGGTGTTTTATCTGAACTTGATATTTTAGAAAATACTATTGAATATAGTAAATCTGATTTAATTTCTGTAAAAAATTTAGGATTAAAAGCAGATGAATCTAATATAATAGCAAATGAATGGATTTATAATATTTCCAATACTTATGATATTAAAGAAGTTTCTTTAGTAGATATTGGACAGTACATTTATGAAATTACTACTTATAATAAGCATGGATTTTCATTAGGAAGTGCTGCTTTATTAAAGAGTAGTACAGGATTAGAATATGATGTTTTAGTTACAAGTATAGTAGATGAATATAAAGTTGAAATTAAAGGTTCTGGAAAATTAGATACTACTTTTGCATATAAAATTGAAAAATTATTAAACAAAGTAAATTGTTTAAATGTTCCAGAAATTAATAAGTATACCAGTGATGTTCAAAATGTTTATTTGAATAATGGAGAAGTATATGTTGCATCTAACTCTCTTCCCAATTATTTAAGTACTCCATTAGGTATACAAGATTATTCAATTACTTTTAGTGGAAGTTTTCTTGAAACGGAAGACTTAGTAATAGGTAATCATGGTTTCTATACTGGAGATATAGTTTCATATACTCCTTCTTCTTCTACAGATACTCTTGGAATTCCTACTGGAATACCTTACTTTGTAAAGGTTGTTAATCCTTTAACTGTTAAATTAGCATATAGTAGAGCAAATATTTCTACAGGAAATTTCATTACTTTTAATGCAGTAGTATCTGATAGTAAATTACAATTAGAGAAATTTAATAATAGAAATATTGACGCACAAAAATTAATTCGTAAAATTACTCCTGCTGTTTCCGATAATGTTAAGGAAGAAACTAAACCAGGTTCATTAGGAATATTAGTTAATGGAGTTCAGATACTTAATTATAAATCTAGAGATACTTTATTTTATGGTGATATTACAAAATCAATAATTGCTGCACCTGGTGATGATTATGATGTAATAAATCCACCCGTTGTATATGTAAATGATTCTGTCGGAACAGGAGCTACTATAAGAGCAAATGTTATAGGTAATTTAAAAAGAATTAATCTTATAGAACAGGGATTTAATTATACTGAAATTCCCAGTATCTCTATAAGTGGTGGAAATGGTGTAGGTGCTGTCGCAGAAGCAAATCTACTTCCTTATACCTATAGAGCAAGTTTTAATGCTTCTGATGTCTTAGGGGCAGGTCTGACAGTTCCTAATGTAGATTTGATTAATAGTGTAATTGGTTTTAGTACATTTCATAAGTTTGAAAATGCTGAAAGAATTTTTTATCGTACTTTTGATCAAAAAAGTATTATTGGACTTTCGACTGATGCAGAATATTATGTAAAAGTACATAATCCATTAGATGTTTCACTTTATAAGACTGAAAAAGATGCTATTGATGGAACTAATAGAGTAGGATTTGCTTCTACTGCACCTAATGGAGAAGTTGTTGGTCTTTCTACAATTGCTATTAGTTGGGGTGTTGGTAATCATGCATTAGAGTCTTTTGATCAAAAACAAAAAGTAAGTTCTATTCGTATTTTAGATAGTGGATCTGATTATAAGAATAGAAGAATAAGTACTCAGCCTACAGGAATCATTACTTCTTTAAATAATGTTAAAATTGTAGATCATGGATTTGAGAGTGGAGAGACTATTAGATATTCTTGTCCCACAGGAACTTCTATTGAAGGATTAGTAGTTGATACTGATTATCTTGTAACTTCCGTAGATGAAGATAATTTTAAACTATCACCTATAGGATTAGGAACTACAGGATCCACATATTTTTATGATACAAAACAATATATTGATTTAAATTCAGTTGGAGTTAGTACTCAAGTTTTCTCAGACCCACCAATAAATGTAACTATTAGTGGAACAGTTGGATTAACAACTATATTTGTAGGAAGTGCTTCTACTAATAATGTTGCATATGGGGATACAACCTTCTATCCTAAAGATTTTAAAGCAACAATTCAACCTATTTTTAGAGGATCTTTAGAATCTTCCTTTATAGAAAATGGTGGAGTTGGGTACGGTTCATCAGATATTATTAATTTCTATAGAGATCCTCAAATCTTTATTAGAAGTGGTGAAGGAGCACAATTTATTCCTGTTATTTCTAGTGAGGGAGAAGTTATAGATGTATTAGTACAGAATACTGGAAGAGAATATAATACTCCACCTCTTCTTACTGTTAAGGGACAAGGAAGTGGAGCAGTATTAACTCCAGTACTTAGTTCTGGTAAGATTACAGAAGTTAAAATTATATCTGGAGGAATTGGTTATTTCTCTAATGATACTAGTATCGAAGTTACATCTGCTGGTTCTGAAGGAAAGATTGAAGTAGAATTTAGAAAATGGACTGTTAATATAACAGAAAGACTTTTTGCTACAGAAAAAATAACAGATGATGATGGAGTTATATCTACAACTTTAGAAACTTCTGATACTTTACAATATAATCATTTATATGCTCCTCGTAGATTAAGAGAATTAGTTCAAGGATCTAAAGTAGTTGGAGGTAAAAAGGAATTTGAACCAGATTTGAAGAAGAGTTTTACTGGTTCTGAAGTTGCTTCTGTATTCCATTCTCCAATTATAGGGTGGGCATATGATGGAAATCCCATTTATGGACCTTATGGATATTCCACATCCGAAGGTGGTACAATTAAATTAATGGAAAGTGGATATAAAACTGTTTTAAAAACTAATAGGCCATCTGTAGACACATATCCTGTAGGATTCTTTGTTGAAGATCATGATTATGCAGGAATAGGCGATCTTGATGAATATAATGGTAGATTTGCTAAAACTCCTGAGTTTCCAAAAGGTGTATATGCTTATTACACTACTATAAGCAAATCAAATGAATCTTCTGGACCTTTCTTAGGATTCAGAAAACCAACTTTTCCATATTTTATTGGTAATAAATTTAAATCTACATTAATTGAATATAATTATCTACCCACATCTAATCAAGATTCTACTGATATCAATGAATCGGGATGGTTTAGAAATATTAGACCTTATGAATTAGATTCTATTACTTCTTCTTATGATTTCTTACTTAATCCAAATTCCATTCAAAAACAATTTACTGAAGTAAAAGCAGTAACTAGAGGATCTGTTGATGGATTTGAAATTGTTAATTCTGGAGATAATTATAGAATAGATGATAAGATTAGACTTGATTATGAACAATCTGGAGGATTTAAATCAAGGTCTGTAGTATCCGAATTGAAAGGTAAAGAAATAACCAATATTAGTGTAGCATCAACTTCATTTGAATCGGTTGAGTTTATACCAATAGGTGATTCAAGATATTTGGGTATAGCAACAGTACCACATGGACTTTATAATGGAGAAATTATAACAGTTGCAGGTTTATCTACTACTAAAACTGATCTTTTAAATTCATTTAGTGTTGGTATAACAACTTCCACATATCCACTAACACAAGAATTGAGAAATGTAGCAGTTACTGGTGTAACAACTTATGTTAGTGTAAATGGAAATCTATCATCTCCTAGTTTAATGGAGAATGATATATTAGGAATATCATCAGATGGAGTTAATACTGAAAGAGTTAAAGTACTAGAAATCGATAGAGATAATTCTCAAATTAAAATTCTAAGAGAAATTGATGGAACAGTTTCTGGACTTGCTTGCTCTGCTAGTGATAAATTCTATCAAGTTTCTAGAAAATTAGAATTTGATGGAAGTTATGCAAATTTAGAAAAGAGTCAACTTAATAAAGAATATTATTTTGATCCTAAAGATACGGTTGCTCTTGGAACTACTCATGGTGTTGGATTAAGTTCATCATTTGTAGTTGGTCTTACTACATATACTACTCCATGTTGGATTGGTACAGGATCTACTACTGTTATTGCTTTCCAAGATACAAGAGTAAAAGGTAATTGGAAAAAATTAACTAGTAAGCAAAAGAAGGGTAAAAGTAAATGGAGAAAGTATTCTTATAAAGATTATAGGGGTGGTGGATATGTATCTATTTCTAGTGCTAGAAATGCATCTGGTATAGAATCTTCATCTTTTTATGGAACATTCCCAATTGTATCGATTGCAGCAACTACCATATCTATTGCTTTTGATAGCAGTGCTTTAACTGGAGTTGGAGCAACTGTATATCTTGATAAACCAGTTATAGCTAAATCTCCATATAGATCTATTCATCTTCCAGATAATGATTTAAATGATGGAGATGCTTTAATTTATAATTCTAATGGTGGTGGAAATATTGCAGTTTCTACAAATGGAATAGCAAATAATAATCTTGAAGATGGAAGTATTCTTTATGCCACTGTTATAGAACCAAACTTTATTGGTCTTTCTTCTTCTCGTGTAGCAATCAATACTGGGGGAAGTTATGTTGGATTAGGAACAACATCTAATCTATTATATTTTACTGGTATTGGGACAGGATCTTATCATAGTTTAAAAACAAATTATTCTAAAGTTGTTAAAGGTATTTTAAGTAAGAATACAGTAACTGTATCTACTGCTACTACTCATGGTTTAAGTTTGGATGATACTATAGATTTAGATGTAAAACCAGGTGTAGCAACAGATGTTGTGGTTAAGTATAATGATCAAAATAGAAGATTGGTAATTAATCCAAGAACATTTGTTGCTTCTGAAGTTTCTATTCTTGATAATACTATTAGAATTAATAATCATAAGTATTCTACTGGACAGAAAGTTATCTATACGTCTTCTTCTCCTTCTGGAGGATTAGTACATAATGAAATTTATTATGTAGTGGTAGTTGATAAAAATAGATTTAATCTATCAACCACACATTATAATTCTTTATTACAAACTCCAATAATAATTAATATAACTTCTGCTTCTGGTGGAACTATATCACCTATAAATCCACCTTTAGATTTAACTAGAAATAATAAAATAGTATTTAATCTTTCCGATTCTTCTTTATCATATCCTGTTAGTTATGGTTCTACTAATGCATTTAATTTTAGAATCTTTACAGATTCTAAATTCTTAGATGTATTCGATTCTACCACTACAACAGGAACATTTGAAGTTAAATCTATAGGTATTCCAGGAGTTGATTCTACAGCAGCACTTGAACTATCTGTTAATGCAAATATAAAATACCCATTGTATTATAATATTTCTCCTGTAGATACATCTACAGATAGCCCACTTAATGATGTTAAAAAAACTTATGTTACTGATTCAGATGAAATCGTAGAAAATAATAAATTATTCTTTGTTGAGAGTGAATATAGTGGAATTCATAAAATATCTGGAATAGGAACTACTACTTTCTCTTATACTATTAAAGAAACACCAGAGGTAACTACTTACTTATCTGATACTAATTTTGCTACTGGTATTACTACAACTAATGCTGCCTTTGCGAATTATAATTATACTACTAGATCTCTTAGTGCAGATGGAGCAGTATCTAAAGTTAATATACAATCTAAAGGAAGTTCCTTTAAAACTTTACCAGCATTTATATCTATTGCATCTTCTATTGGTAAAGATGCTTTATTAAGACCAAAAACTACAACCATTGGTAATATTGATAAATTTGAAATTAGAAATATTGGTTTTGATTATTCAGCAGATAAGACTATAGCACCTGCTGGTTCTATTCCAGCAAGTATTAGATTGGATAGAGCAAATATTTTAGATAAAGTTGGTATTTCATCTGCTGGTTTGAATTATACTTTAGCTCCTAAATTAGTTTTAGTAGATCCTATTACAAATATAGTTGATCCTGATGCTGATCTAAAATATGAAATAGGGGATAATGAAGTAAGAATTCTTAAAAATACAAAAGGTCTGTTCTCTATTTCTCCTAGAATTATTCCTACTCAAAATTCTAATGGTGTTGGTATAAGTTCCTTAACGTATAATGATAATACAAAGGATGTAAGACTTTATACGAATGTTGGATATAGTGTTGAGAATGATTGGCCATTTATCGTTGGAGATAAAATTTTATTAGAAAATATAAGTGTTGGTGTAGGTTCAACTGGTGTTGGATTTAATAGTAAAAATTATGGTTATGAATTATTTGAAATTACATCAATGGATAAGAATATTGGTGGTAATAATGGATCAGTTGTTATTAACCTATCTAAACATCTTAAGGAAGGAGAATATCCAGGAAACTTTTATAAAGATGGATCTGCAGGATTAGCTACTCCTGAAAGATTATTCCCAATATTTGATACTACCTTAAAGAAATATAATTTCTTAATAGATGAAATAGTTACTTCTGAAAATAAAAGTGGTAAAGTTCTAAAATGGACTTCTTTAGGGGAATTACTTAAACTTGAAACTAATGATGATTTTGAAGAAGGAGATATAATTATAGGAGAATCATCTGGAGCTCAAGGAAAAATAATTACTTCAGAACAACCAAAATCTCATTTTAGTGTAGATTCTTCATCTGTAATTAATAATGGATGGAAAGTTGAATCTGGTTTCTTAAATAATCAATTGCAAAGAATTTCGGATAATGATTATTATCAAAATCTTTCTTATTCTATTAAATCCGAAATTTCTTATGATAAATGGAATGATGCTGTTACAGTTTTAAATCATCCAGTTGGGTTTAGAAAATTCTCAGATTTAATTGTACAATGTTTTGATAGTTCTGCAGTAGGCATTGGCACTACTCAAGATAAAGGAACATTCAGTATTCAGGTAGATATGATATCTGATGTTAATTTGAATTGTGAATATGATTTTGATTTAGTAAAAGAAAATAATTTTAATATTGATGGTGAACTTGGTTCTGATTTAGTTACATTCCAAAAAATAATACAAGATTATTCTGAATCTAGAGGAAATAGATCCTTAGTGATGGATGATATAAGTGGAGAATTTAATAGTGAACCTAGACCAACCCCATATTCTGCAGTAGATGTTTTTACTCTTACTGATGCTAGAGTAAGAAAATATATTACTTATGCTAGAGATAAAAGATATACCGATGAAAGACAAATATTATTAGTTACTCTTCTTCATGACTATAAGGAAGGAAGAACAACTTTTGGATATCTTAATCAATATGGAAGAGTTGATACTGAAACTCCTCTTGGATCTTTTGATTTCTCAGTTTCTGGAACTGATGGGTATCTGGATTGGTATCCTGTTAAGTTTAAGAGAAATGATTATTCCGTAAGTGCTATTTCTTATGATTTGAAAGGAACAGCAACAGGAATAGGTAGTACGGCATTTGGAGATTCAGTAGTAGCAATTACTTCTTCTATTACTCTTCCAACATCAATGACATCGATGGCAGGAATAGTTACTATTCCTAAGACATTTAATGCATCTAAGGTTATATTAGAATTTAATGCAACTGATGAATCATTCTATGAGTTCCAAGAATTAAATTATGTTTATAATAGTTTTAATGGAGAACTAGAATTATTAGATTATGGTAATTTGACTGCAGAAAGTAAAGTAGTAAAAGCAGGAGTAGGATTAGGAACTTATGGTGCTCGTGTTTCTAGCGATAAAGTTATAGTCGAATTTACTCCACATTCAGCATTGAGTACATCATTTGTATGTAACTCTATGATATTATCTTTTGATGAAAGTAAAACTGGTGTAAGTTCAGTTACTTTTGATACTGCTGATATTTCATCTAAGGTAACAAGTATTGGAGCTACAGAAAAAGCAGGTGAAGTTCCTGGAATTCATACAGTTTCTACATATAATCTTACTGATTATGGAAGTTCTTATTATATGGTAAGTGTCAGTGCTGGTGGAACTATGCATCAGATGTCTGAAGTTGCTGTTGCTTCAACTGCTGGAAGGGTTGATTTAACAGAATATGGTATAATCTTCTCTGATATGGGTCTAGGTACTGTTGGTGCTAATATTAAGGGCACTGATGTTGAATTATCATTTAGACCAATTGCGGGAATAGCTTGTACTGTGCAAGTATATCAAAATAGTGTAGGAGTGGCAAATGAAGATATTATTATTACTGAAATACCTTTCAATAATGGAAAAATTCAAAGTGGTTCAGGAAACTATAGTGGAACAGAAAGAGATATTAAGAGAGATTTTAATATTCTTACTAAACAAAATCCTATATTTGAAAAAGAATTTGATAGTACAGAATCCTCAATAGTTAATTTAACAGATAATACTATTATTGTTCCAAATCATTTCTTTGTTAGTGGAGAACAACTTGAATATTCTTATGGTAGATTAGATTCTCCTATTGGTATTGTTACTGCTACTATTACAGGATTTGGATCTACTGATAAATTACCAACTACAGTATTTGCAGTAAAAGATGGAGATTTAAAGATCAAACTTGCTGCTTCTGCTGAAAATGCATTAAAAGAGAATCCTACTGTTTTAGATCTTAATGCATTAGGTGTTGGAACTCAACATTCATTCATTTCTACTGAAGGTAGAGGAAAGATGTTGATTACTGTTGATAATGTTATACAGTCTCCTCTTGTACAAACAGGTATTGCATATACTCTTACTAATCCTGTTGTGAGAGCAGATAATTCTATTGATGTTAGTGGTATTACTTCAATTTTTGTAGGAGATATTTTAAACATAGGTCAAGAATATCTCTTAGTAGAACAAGTTGGGGTTGCTGGTGCTAATAGAATAGTAGTTCAACGTGGATGGATGGATACTACTATTGGACTTCATGATGGAAATTCAACAGTCACTAAATTTACTGGATCTTATAATGTTAGAGGAAATACTTTAAGCTTTGTTGAAGCACCAAAAGGACTTTCACCAATATCTACAACTACAGGAGATCCTGATAATAGAGATTGGACTGGTATTAGTACTCATGCAACGTTTAGTGGTAGGGCATTTACAAGGAGTGGAGTAACAGGAACTGCAGTCACAGCATATAATGGCAATTATATCTTTGATAATATTAGTGAGCAATTTAATGGAATATCTACTCAATTTGCTTTAAAACATCAAGGTAATAATTTAACTTCTATTTCTGACCAAAATGCTCTTATTTTAAATAATGCAATTGCTCAACAACCAGCAAGATTTGGTGGTGTTAGACCTATTATAGGAGATTATGAATTATCACAAGTTGGTGCAGCAACTACTATTGGTTATACAGGAATAGCAGTTTCTCAAGCTTATGATCCTAATAATTCTTCTATACCTATTGGTGGAGTTATTGTTTCAGTTTCTTCTACTGAAGGATTTGCATATCAACCATTAGTTTCTGCAGGGGCAACTGCAATAGTTTCTGGATTAGGAACTGTATCTTCCGTATCCATTGGTAATAGTGGTTCTGGTTATAGAACAGGAATATTAACTACTGGTGGTGTTTCGGGTCATAAAGTGAATGTATCTGTTTCTCAAGCATCTCTAGGAATTGCTACTGTAGTTGCAATTGGTACTGCTCTTCAATCGGATGGATATATCACAGGAATTGCTATTACGGCAAGTTCAGGAACGGGATATACTGCATATGTTTCCAATTATAAGAATCCTCAGACTAGTTTATTGGCACCTGTTATTGCTACTCCTGTAGTTACTGGATTTTCTACTATTTCTATTGCTAATACAACTGGTATTAAGTTTAGTAGTGATGTTCCTTCTAGTCAAACTGTAGTTTCTATTGTTGGTGCTGCAGCAACTAATTTAGGTGTAATTGGTATTGGAACTTTCCCAATTAATACTGTTGCTGGTTCGGGTGTGGGAACTGATAGGATTTTTGTTACTACATCTTTATGGCCAACTGGAGTAGATACTTCGAAGTCCAAAATAAAGATTAATAATAAAGATTATAGTATTGTTTCTACTGCTGCAACATATCTTGGTCTAGGAAGCACTATATCGTCTTCTGTGGGCGTTGGTTCTACACTTATAGGTATTGACACCCGTATTATTACACTTGCTTCTGGAGTCGTTGGAGGGGCATCTTCTGGATCTTCTGTTATTATTAAGAAATATGAACCTCCCGTTGTATCAATCGATGCTCCATTATCTTATTCCAATGTTCCTCTAGTATATGCAGCAAATATTGGACATGGTTCTGAGAGTGGTATTGGGACGGGAGCAAAAGTTGATGTAGTAGTTGGATCTGGATCTAGTGTAGTTGACTTTAGAGTTAGAGATGTTGGATATGGATATCAGTATGGAGATGTATTAACTGTAGAGGTGGGTGGAAATATTGGTATTCCAACTTGTAATGAACAACCATCCAAGTTTGGACAAAGTTTAGGTGATCCTGGCATTACAACTAACTTCAGACCATTTACATTAACTGTAGATTCTTTAGATCAAGATGAATTTTCTGGTTGGGCATTTGGACAATTAGAAGTATTAGATTCTTTAGATGATAAATTTGATGGAAAACTTAGAACCTTCACTTTAACATTAAATAATGAAGAAAAATCAATTGCTGCTGCTCCAGGATCTAGTGTTGATGTAGAAGCTTCTTTGATTGTCTTTATTAATAATATTCTTCAAGCACCTGGTGGAAATTATACTTTCCCTGGTGGAACTAGAATAACTTTCTCTGAACCACCTAAAAAAGGAGATACTTCTAAGATTTGGTTCTATAAGGGAACTTCTGGTGTGGATGTGGTTGATATTGATATACTTGAAACTGTTAAAAAGGGAGATGATATTAAGATTAATTCTACTCAATTAGATCGAAAAGAAAATAAGAGATTAGTAAATAGAATAACTAGTCCAACAGATACAAAGACTAATTCATATTTCGGTCCAGGTGTATCAGATGATGAAGAATTAAAGAGACCTGTTGATTGGTGTCGTCAAACAGAAGATAAAATTATTGATAATATCCCTGTTCCTAAAGATAGACCTCTTTATGAACCTTCATTCTTCCCAACAACCAATTTGATTAAATCACTAGGAACAAGTGATACAATTGCATCGGTTGAAAATGTACGAACTGTTTTTGATTCTACGAATGAGGATGCTTCTTCAACTATAGAAAGAAGTATTGAAATACTAAGTCAAGATATTATTACTGGAGCAGCAGCTACTGCAATTGTTAGTGTTGCAGGAACTGTAGTTGGAATAGTTACTTCTGAAATTGGAAAAGGATATTCTTCTGCACCTTCTGTTACTATCTCAAGTCCTGTTGGATTAGGTTCTACACAGAGAGCAACTGTAACTGCAACAGTATCTGCTGCTGGAACTGTTACTGGATATACTATTACATCTCCAGGAACAGGATATAGTACTTATTCTACTGAAGAAGGAAAATGGATTACTCAACCTCCTCTAGTATTGATTGAAGAACCTTCACCTACTTATGAAAAAGTTAATAATGTTCTTTATAGTGGAGATTTTGGTGTTATTACTGGCATAGCTGTTACTCAGAATATTGATGGAGTTGGTGTTGGTTCTACCTCGTTAGTTTTAGACCTTCATATTCCTATGGATTCCTATCTTAGGGATGCATCTATTACGGGAACTGCAATTACTATGAGTAGTATTGCTGCTGGTTATTATTTTGTTCTAAATAACACTAACATTGGTAATGGTATTACTGCGGTTTCTTATCCAACAGGAGCAACTGTTGGAGTGGCAACACAATTCTTAGATGGAATATATGAAGCTGCTAATGTTTCTATTGCTCAGACTGATCTTGCACGAATAGATCCTTCTGTTGGTTCAGGTTTAACATCTATTGTACGAGTAAAAGTTGGTGTTTCTACTTTAAATGGTTTGACTGGAATTGGTACTGGATACATGGGTGATTATAGTTGGGGTAGAGTTGATATGAGTTCTCGTGGAACTTCATCAAACACTTTTGAGATATATAATACTAAGGGTATGGCAGGAATTAACACTTCTCCAATTTTAAGAAGAGTGAATCCACTTAAATCTTCTCAATACTTAACATAAATAACAAAAAGACCGATAAAAATGTCAGCGATTATAACCGATCAGATTAGAATATTAAATGCTGCAAATTTTGTATCTGCTGCTAGATCTGATTCAAATTCTTATTATACCTTTGTGGGTTTGCCTAATCCTACAGATGTAGCATCTGATTGGAATACTAGTCCTCCTGCACCCAAGGATAGTTTTGAGCAGGAAGATGATTATTGGGATACTATGATTGCCTTGAAAAAGGTTAATGCTGGTGATGTAAAGAGAATGGTTCGTAGAAAAACATGGACTTCAGGTGTTACCTACGATATGTATCGTAATGATATTACAAGGACTAATTTATCCAAACCGTCCAATGCTACAAATTTATATTCGGCAAATTACTTTATTGTAAATAGTGAATTTAAAGTCTATATTTGTCTACAAAATGGTACCGATCCTGAAAATTCTTCAGGAAGACCATCTTTAGATGAACCTAATTTTACTGATTTGGAACCTAGAAGTGCAGGAACTAGTGGTGATGGATATATTTGGAAATATTTGTATACTATTTCTCCTAGTGATATTGTAAAATTTGATTCTATTGATTTTATGCCTGTTCCTTCTGATTGGTTAACTACATCAGATGCTGGAGTAAGTGTAGTAAGAGATAATGCAGCATTAAGTGGTCAAATAAAAATTGCCACTATAACTGAAAGAGGAGTAGCAGTTGGTCCTCCTAATACTACCTATACTAGAGTTCCTATTAACGGAAATGGAACTGGAGCAGAAGCTACTATTGTTGTTAATAATAATTCTCAAGTAGAATCTATTACCATTTCAAATGGTGGTTCTGGTTATACTTATGGAACTGTAGATTTAGTTGCAGGTGGAGTTCCTACTGGCACTACTACTCCCACATTTAATGTTATAATTCCACCTAAAGGTGGTCATGGATCTAATATCTATAGAGAATTGGGTTCTTTTTATGTTTTAGTTTATTCAAGAATTGAGAATGATGAGCAAAATCCAGATTTTATTACTGGTAATGAAATTGCAAGAGTAGGTGTCGTAGAAAATCCACAACAATATGGATCTTCAACTTTATTAAGTGCACCTAAAGCAAGTGCTTTATATGCATTAAGATTAACAGGTACTGCTGTTACTACAACTACTTTTACTTCTGATTCTATAGTTACTCAAACTATTGGAGTTGGATCTACTGCAGTTGGTCGTGTAGTTTCATATGATAGTACTACTGGGGTACTGAAATATTGGCAGGATAAAACTAATGTTGGTTTTAATACTGTTGGTGCTGCTGTATCTGATCCCACTTATGGATTTAGATTATTTGGATTTTCAGCTGATGTAGGAACAGGTGGAAATATCACTGTAGTTGGTGGATCTACAAATCTAGACATAGATACTGCTTTTAGTGGTATATCCACTGTAATAAATAATAGAACGTATTATCTTGGACAAACATTTACGAAAGGGGTTTCGTATCCAGAGTCTAAGAAATATTCTGGAAACATTATATTTGTCGATAATCGACCAGCAGTGACTCGTTCTGTAAATCAAAAAGAAGATATCAAGGTAATTTTGCAATTCTAAAGGATTATGCCACAGGAAACTAATCTTAACGTCTCTCCATATTTTGACGATTTTAATGAGGATAATAATTTTTATAAGGTTTTATTTAAGCCTTCTTATCCTGTACAGGCAAGAGAGTTAACTGCTTTACAATCTATTCTCCAAAACCAAATTGAACAATTTGGTAATTCTATGTTTAAAGAGGGATCTATAGTGATTCCTGGTGAGACTTCTTATGATTCTGATGTTTCTACTGTTGAACTTCAAGGTGAATTTGGTGGAGTAGAGGTATCAACTTATCTTAAAGAATTGGTAGGTACTGTAATTACAGGACAAACAACTGGCGTTAAGGCTAGAGTTGAACATTATTTAACTGATATTGAGTCGGAAAGAGGTAATCCAACTTTATATGTTGGTTATTTGTCTCCTGGGCAAGGAGAAGATGCTCCAATAATTTTTGCGGATGGTGAAAATCTTATAACTGAATCTGGCATTTCTTTATCTACTGTAATTATTACATCTGGCGAAAATTTTGCTACAACAATTCCAGTAAATTCTACTGGAAATGGATCTATATTTAGAGTTGCTGAAGGTATATACTTTTTAAGAGGAACTTTTGTTGATGTAAAAGAACATTTATTGGTATTGGACCAATATGGAAGTGAACCATCTTATAGAATAGGATTTAATATTCTTGAAGAATTTATAACAGCAGATGATGATCCATCATTATATGATAATGCACAAGGATTTAATAATTATGGTGCACCAGGAGCAGATAGACTCAAAATAACTGCTAATCTTGCTAAGTATTCATTAGATTCGACTGGTAATGATGGTTTTATTGAATTAACACAAGTTCTTGATGGAACTATACAAAGTTTACCTCAAGGTCCAGAATTCACTGCAATACGTGATGCAATGGCTTCAAGGACATACGAAACTGATGGAGATTATTATATAAGACCATTTGGTGTAGATGTAGAGGAGTGTTTAAATAATTTAGAAGGAAATAATGGTAATTATCTCGCAGGAGAGGAAACAGATGAAGGAAATACTCCTTCTGATGACTTGATGAATTATATTATAAGTGATGGAAAAGCATATGTCAGAGGATATGAAGTTGAAGTTACTGATCAGATTCGTTTAGATGTAGAAAAACCAAGAACTACAAAAAGAAAGAAAAATAAAGATATTAAATATGAAACAGGAAGAAATGTAACTTTACAAAGTATTTCTGGTACTCCTAAAATTGGGGTAGGAAATACTTATACTGTAAGTTTAAGAGATCAAAGGGTCGGGGGCGATGCTTTTACTTCTAGTGGAGATAGTGACTGGAATGTAGCTGCTGGACAAGAAATTGGTGTGGCTCGTATGTATGATTTTTCTCTTAAGAAAGGAGGATATGATACTAATAATTTAGATATTAATAAGTGGAATGCGTCATTTTTTGATATACAGACATATACAACTGTAAACATGAATAGGAGGATAACATTACCTGTTCCTACTTATGTTCAAGGAAGATCTAGTGGAGCTACTGGATTTTTAAAAGAATCGATTAGCAATTCTAAAACTTTTACTTTAACAGATGTTAAAGGTAAATTTTTAATAAATGAACAATATGCATTCAATGGTATAACTACAACTGGTATTGCTACAGGAGTATCTCAATTTGAGTTTTCAGATACTAAATCTATATTCTCTCCTAAATTAGATAGCCTTGGTATAAGTACTTTTAATGCTAATATGGCACTAAAAAGTGTTGTTAATTTAGATCAAGGTGGTATTACTGCTCTTGATGTAACTACAGGTGTAAGTAGTATAACATTACCTGATCCAAATTATTCTGTTATTGTTAAGAATAATGATATTATTAAATTTAAATCTAGTGAATATGATGAACCAGTTCTTGCTAGAGTAACAAAAGTTTTTAGTAATGAATTAACTTCAACTGAATTAACTATAGTCGGTGTTGCAACTGTAACAGGAATTACAACAGGTACTCTTCCTATTGGAACTCCTAATAATTCTGCTAAATCTACACTTAATAATATTAGAATTCAAAGACCAAGAATAGAAGATGTTGATGATTTCAGTTATCTATTTACAACTCTTCCTAATTCTAATGTTTCAGAAATAGATACTAGCGAATCAAGATTAACTATTAGAAGACAATTTAGTGTAGATATTGCTAATAATAGTGCAAGTGTAACTCTTTCTAATAAAAATGAATCTTTCTTAGATTATCAAGATCAAAGATATACATTACTTCGTACTGATGGTACAATTGAACCTCTTACTGCTGATAAAGTAAATATTTCAACTAATGGAAAAACAATAACATTTAATGGTTTAGGAACTACAGATTATGGGGCTGATTTGGTAGCTACTATTGTTAAGACAAATTTAGTATCTAAAAAGAAACTTAGAAATAGAGCAAATAGTATAATTGTTGATAAATCAATATATCCTGGATCGGGACTTGGAGCAACTACCCTTAATAATGGGTTAGTCGGTCCAGGAACAAATACTGGTCAATATCCATTTGGAACTAGAGTAGAAGATGAACTCATTTCTTTAAATGTTCCTGATGTTTATAGAATTTATGGTATATATGAAGCAGTTGAACCAGCAGATACACCTTCTGCACCTAGAATGACAATTTCTGCACTGTCTGGTCCTCAAGGTACTACATCCGATCTTGTTTTAGGTGAAAGTGTTGTTGGATCTGATAGCTTAGCAAAAGCAGCTGTAGTTAGTTTATATGATGATACTACAATTGATATTATTCCTTTAAATGGGGATAATTTTGTAGATGGAGAAACTTTAGAATTTGAAGAATCAGGTATAACAGCGATATTCCAAGATCTGGATGTAAGATCTAATAATGTTTCTGAATATTATATATTTGATAATGGACAAAGACATACAATATATGATTATTCTCGTATACAAAGAAGGTCTAATGATAAAATTCCATCTCAGAAAATTATAGTATATTTTGAAAATGCATATTACGATTCATCTGATACTGGAGATTTAACTACCATAGATTCTTATTCTAGTTTTGATTATGGAAATGTTCCATATTTTCATGATGTAAGAAATGGTGATATGCTTGATATGAGACCTAGAGTTTCTAATTATACTGTTGCTGCAAATGGTAGAAGTCCATTTGAATTTAGCTCACGTAATTTCTCGTCTTCGGGAAATAGTGCTGAAAATATTTTGGCAAATGATGAAAGTGTTTTCTTAAAGAGTTTCAATTATTATCTTCCTAGAGTTGATAAAATATATCTTAATGGCCAAGGGGAATTTCAAATTGCAAAAGGAACTCCTAGAGATGTTCCAATGGATCCTCCTCCTGTTGCAGATTCAATAGAAATAGCAAGAATATTTTTACCACCATATCTTTATAATATTGAAGATGCTAGTGTTTCTAGATCGAATTATAAGAGATTTAGAATGACTGATATTGCTAGATTGGAAACTAGAATT